GAACATGAGCGTTACTATCTTCCAATTTTGGGTTTCCCAATTACAATTCATTCGGAGAAGAACGAGATGGATGAATTCGTAGAAGACATAGCGAACTTCCATGAGATTAACTCTCCATTGACGATGGTAAAGGCTGTGGTGCGTTCTACTAAGAAAACACCACAATACCTCCGTATTGAGTTTGAAGATGCGTCAGGCTCTGCTACGGTGTTTGCAGAGCGTGATACAGAAGTGGCCGTGAGAGACTATGTGTACGCATTGATTGGTGACCGGACACTTCACTCTTTTTGTGACGCATACCATTATATAGATACACCGATGCATGAGTTTGTAAAACTTCGTGCTAAGGCAAAAGAGCATGACTATGCGTGGCTGTATCCATCGGGACTGGGTGGCGCTGACGATGAAAAGACATTGCTGTATATCTTTCACACTAGATTCTTTACAACACAGACTGGTAAGGATATGGCAAACCTTTATTGCTGGGATGGGGAACAGATCTTTAAGATTGTTGTATTCCCTGGGGTATTTGGTAAGGTAAAAAGTATCATCAAAAAGGGTTCATGGTATGCTGCAAAACTTGCTAAAATTGAGGACAAGAAAACTTTGACACGGCTTGACTCGTACAAGATTGAAAATGAGAGAGCAATGATTCCAATTGCAAAGTATATAGATATGAAAGGATTAGTGCATGCTGGTTTGGTCGGATAACCAAATACCAAAATTTAGTGAGGGCTACGGATACACGCCCGACCGCCTATGGGACTTCATTGGGTCAAGCGGATTGCCAATCCGTAGAAGCAAGCCCACGGACTGGACCGAGATTGGAAAGATTCAAATGCCACCTGATATGGCGATGCTGGAAGGTCTTGGTATCGGGTACATGGAGAAAGATGATTGCACACAAGAGATTATCATTAATCATTCCGTACCTGATGGTTTTGTAAAGTCACAACGTTATTCCGTTGGATTTACATTCTGGGAGACAAATAGACTTCCTAATTATTGGGTTGATCTATGCAATAGCATGGATGAGATTTGGACATGCAGTGTTGCTATGCAAAAGGTATTCATTGAGTCGGGTGTTCATCGGCCGGTTCATGAGTTTAAGCTTGGAGTTGACCCCAATATTTATTCTCCCAAGCTAAGAACACCACATTCAACATTTACATTCTTGTCTATGGGTTCACCTTCCAGCCGGAAGAACTCTCAAATGGCTGTTGATGCTTTTTTAAGATTGTATGAGGGTAACGATAACTACCGTTTAATTTATAAATCCAATGGTGAACCTGATGGAAGAATCTTTAGAGGTAGAGAGATGCATTCTCTTCGCCATCCCCAGATTGAGATTATTGATGATGAAGTTTCACATGAGAAACTGGGAGAGATTTATGATATGGCTGACTGTCTCATCTATCCGACCAGCGGAGAAGGATGGGGGAATATACCGTTTCAATCAATTGCTAAAGGTATCCCAACAATTTGTACAAATGCATTAGCCTGCACTGAGTTCGCAGATATGTCAGTACCTCTTGATTTTAATTGGAGTACATGGAAAATGTTTGGTCGGTATGAGAACTGTGGATTATGGGCAGAGCCAATCTTTGACGACTTGTGTGACAAAATGATTCATGTTACTAGTAACTACGAACAGATTGCACAACACACATATAATAGTGCGTTGTATATAAGTGAAAACATGACTTGGGAGAAAGTATCTCAACCGTACATCAAAAGAGCATGGGAAATACTAGAGGAAGTAAAATGAAAATACATTATTTAAGTTGTCATTCAATATTGGAATATGATGAAGTACAGCTGCTAACAGATTTGGGTCATGAGGTATTCTCTAATGGAGCATACATTGATCCGGCGGGGCATATCAGTCATCCAAGACCAGCAATTAAGAATGCGGTTATGTATCATGAGTATGTACCTTTTGCAACCAATTTTCCAAAGACAAACTTGCCAAGTGAACTTATTGACCCATTTGATGTCATTATCGTAATGCATTCGCCTAATGTAATTATTGAAAACTGGAGTCGGATTAAGCATAAGAATGTAATTTGGAGAACAATAGGTCAGTCTACTGAAGCAGTAGAGGCAGCTTTGAAACCAATGCGTGATGAAGGTCTAAAGATTATTAGATACTCTCCAAACGAAAGAAGGATTTCTAATTACATTGGGGAAGATATACTCATTCGTTTTTGCAAAGATGAAGATGAGTTGTCGGGCTGGACTGGCGATGGTCGCAATGTTGTTAACTTTGCCCAGACATTAAAAGGTAGAAGAGATCATTGTCATTACGATGAAGTCATGGCTGTTATTGAGAAATTTGATGGGACAATCTATGGCCCCGGCAATGATGACTTAGGTAAATATAACGGCGGTGCTATACCTTACGAGGCTCAGATAAAGAGAATGCAAGAGGCAAGAGTTATGCCATATGGTGGAACTGCTCCTGCATCATATACGCTGTCTTTTATTGAAGCATTAATGATGGGATTGCCAATTGTCGCAATCAGTAATCAAATGGCAAATATTATATATAATTTTGATTTCTATGAAGTGGAAGATATTCTTAGGGATTTTGGTGGAATCGTATGTGGAAGCATTGAGGAAATGATTTCACAAACACAAGAGTTGATTGACAACGATGCATACGCAAAACAGATTAGTGAAAAGCAAAGAGCCTACGCTATTGATGTATTTGGTAAAAAGAAAATAATGAAACAATGGAAGGAATTTTTAGATGCAATATAAAGAAGATAAGATTAAAACACCTTGGGGTGTGGAGGTAACTATATTCACAAGACAAGGAACTAATGACTGGAATACTTTGTATTCTTGCATTGCCGAGGATGAATACAAGATTGGCGACTTGCAGGTTGACCTTGAAAAATCTACAGCAGTAGATATTGGCGCACATGCTGGAGGTTGCTCACTCGCAATGCTCAGTCGTGGATTCAAAGTGATTGCAGTTGAGCCATTGCCGGAGAATGCTGAACTTATTATGAAGAATGTTAAAGCAAATGGATGGGAAAACAATTTTACTCTCCACCATAAAGCTATTAATGAAGTATCAGGTAAGGAAGTTGTATTAAGATATGGCAATGAGAATACAGAATCAGGTTCACATCATCGCTTTATTGGGAATACTATCGATTCTTCAGAATGGCAAAAGGATCTTTGGACAGAAGGCCGCGAAATTAAAGTAAGCACAATTAGTCTTGATGATGTTCTTGGTGATATTGATAATGTAGATATTCTTAAGATTGATTGCGAAGGCGCTGAGTGGAGTGCTTTCAAGGGAGCATCTCCTGAGACATTGGAGAAGATTAATAGCATTGTTGCAGAACTTCATGCTTTGCCAACAACCAAGGAGATGTATAAAGAATTTAATACTCTTATTGGCAATCAGTTTAAAGATGTAACAAACAAGCGTTTTGCAGATGTACAAAATTATGAAACTATTGGTTTAGCATATTTTGAAAAACAATGAATATCTTAACTGATTTTCATCACAACTCTCTTTTGCGTTCATTGGTGATGCTTTTTGAGGAGAGGCTAGGAATGAATGTATATAGACCAATCGGGCTTGAATGGTTCTATGAAGGCTACTGGGCTATCAATGACCAATTAGATACTGCTAAACAATTTCTTGATGTTAAAACCCAAGTATTAGCAGATAACACTCCTCCTCTTAATGTTGTTAAAGAACATTCAGATGGTGTATATAGCGTGTATGACCCCGGCAATATAACAACACATAATGGAATAACATTAGAAGCTTTTAAGAGCCAGAAATTTGATTTCATGATTGCTTCAATACCAGCGCACATTTCTGTATTTCAAGAGTTAATCAAAAAGTTTCAACCACAGGCTAAGTTGATAATTCAAATTGGAAATAATTGGGACCCTAATATATTCAGAGGACTTAATGTTATGGGATCTGTTAATCCGGGGACTATTGAAGATGCTAATGTAATCTACTATCATCAAGAGTTTGATACAAATATATTTAAGCCAACAAGTCATAAAGAATCTGGAAGAATAAGTAGCTATGTAAATTTGTTACAGGAATTACCAATTGGCTGGAGAGATTTTAATGAACTTGAGAAGTCCATACCAGAAATTAAATTCAACAGCTATGGTGGTCAGTGCCGTGATGGTAATATGTCAGGTGTTGTAGACCTAGCAAACTCAATGAATAATGATGATTTAGTTTTTCATGTCAAAGATCATGGTGATGGGTATGGTCATATAATTTATAATGCTTACGCCTGTGGAAGACCAACAATCATAAGAAGTTCTCTGTACCGAAATCAGTTAGCTCAAGAACTATTTAATGATAAAAGTTGCATTGACTTAGATCAGTATTCAAATGACGATGCAATAAAGAAAATAAAAGAAATTTATATCAATAAAGATGTATTAGATGAAATGTCTATTAATGCATATAAAACATTTAAAAATTGTGTTGATTTTGAATATTGTGCGGAAATAATTCATAATTGGATGGGAACTCTATAGTATCCATGTGTTATGATAATAAAAACTATAAAAGAAAGAAAAGTATATGCTAATTGTAGATAAGCGTAAAGGCGACCTCATGCCAATCCATGAGGTTATTGAAACTCCAAGTGTCGGTCTTAACCGAGCACTAGGCGGTGGTTTAAATACTGGGGCTACTCATTTATTTTGGGGCAACCCCTCAGTAGGTAAGTCAACTATTTGTTTCAGAATTCTTGCTGAAGCTCAGGCTAAAGGTTTTAGGCCTGTAATAGTTGACTCTGAATATTCATTTAATGAAGAGTATGCTGCTAAGTGTGGTGTAAACATTGAGGATATTGTTGTAATTCAATCAACAGTTGTTGAGGATATTCTAAAGAATCTTTATCCTTACCTGAACCATCAAGAAGAGAAGCACATCTTCTTGTTTGACTCTCTATCAAATATCATTAGACAGGAAGCATACGACAAGCCGGAAGGAAGTAAAGCAATTGGTTTGCTTGCTCGCTCTCAAGGCGCTCTTCTTCAGCAGTTGGTTAACTACCTCCATAAAGAGAGAAACATAATGATCTTTATTGCTCATCAGACAATGGACTTGAGTGGAATGTATGCAGTTACTAAGGCAAAAATTGGTAACTCAGTTTTCCATAATATGCATAATATTGTTAAGTTGTTCTTGTCACAGTCATCTAAGGAAATGGAAAGAGATGATCGTAATATGATTACTTCTCAGAAGGTTGCTTGGACTATTGAGAAGACAAAGCAAAGAGCGAGTATCGGCACAAAGGGTGAGTATTATGTTCTCCCCCAAGAGGCTTCTATTGATAAGTATCGTGAAATGCTTGATATCGCCATTGAGATGGGGATTATTGAACGCAGAGGCGCTTGGTTCTTCTATCAGGAAGAGAAGTGGAATGGTATGGGTAAGATTGAGTTAACCGAAAAGCAGATTGAGGAGATTAGTGCTAAAATATTAGTAGGATGAAAAAACTGCTTATATTTATAACACTACCCTTTACTATTGCTTCGGGTCTTTTAGTCATAGGAACTATTGCCTTAATTAAGAAGATTGAGGAAGATTTTGAAGACGATGATTATTTTTGGGAATAGTCAGAAAGAATTGCATTGAAAAGAACAGAAAAAGAAGAGATTAAAAAAGACGCTGCCAAGGCTGTTAAGAATTCTGGTAGGGGTTTGAAAAAAGGTGATGCTGAGTTTCACAGTTTTCTCTTGGACTATAAACACAATGGTTCTTCGTTTAGTCTAACTAGACTTAACTGGTTAAAGATGAGAAAAGACGCTTGGAAGTCTAACCATAAACACCCCTGCATCTCCGTTGTTCTTGGAGAAGATTCTGATGTAAAAGTTGCCATCATTGAATGGGAAGTTTTTAAGGAACTTATTAAAGATTCAGATTACGAATAAAAGAAAGATAAACAAAATGCCAGAACTTAATGCCAATATACCAATGATTGAATGTTACGTTAGAGGTAACTTCTTAAGAGATCAATTAGATTCTCATGATGAATACTTCCCTTGCATGATTTTTGGAGTAACAAGTATTCAAGGGAGAAGTCCTTTATTTCACTTCTTAATGGAGGATGGAGGGGTTTGGTGGAGAATGCCTATAAATGCTTTTTGTGAAAGACCAAATGTTCCTGAAGTTGATATTCATGAACTTGTTCTTTGGAACTCTTTTAGTCCTCATGTAGCGGTTACTGAATTTCAAGCAATGAGAAATATGAGAATGACTTATGTTGCTCGTTCTGGTGAGTTTGTAAACGCTAAGTATTTATTCACGCTTGATTGGCATGCCCCCGATGATAACACCATAAACCTTGGATTTAGTACAAACCCTGGGCAACACAAATGCGGCCATGTAATGCTTAGAGATGACGGAAACTATGCTATACAGCCAAACAATAGAGTTAGATTATTTGATCCATCTTTTACAACAAAGACTGGAACTTTGATTGAGAGATTTGTTAATACTAGAAAATGGGATGTTGAAGATGCTAACAAGTGGAAAACATCTGATGACAATAGATACCATTATGACATTGAGTAATCAATGAAAAGTGAAGAAAGAAAAAAACTTGAGCAACGCTTTGGGATGGAAGTAGTAGTGCTATGCTGTCGTGAGTGGAAGACGCACTACGGAGATGGATATTTCGGTAAATGTGGAATCTGCCATCAATCACCAAAACTAATAGCAGGAAAAAAATGGGATGCTGATATTTGACTTCTTTTCGGGGACAGGTTCCTCAACACA